ATCCTAATTTTAGGCCCCCGTATAGGCAAAACATCAGCCTTGCAAAACGACCTCTGGAGCTTTGCAACGCCCACGTCGGGGTTGAAAGTGAAAATGGAAAATGACCTCTGTGCCCGGGGGTCCCGGGAATTTTTTCGTGTTTGACTTTGAGTGTCCAAGGTACAACATTACGTGACTATCAGGCGTTGTCCTATAAATAAACGCAGAATAATTCTATCCACTTCACTCGAAGGTAAGCAAATGCCAACTTTTACGGTCACTCCCTCCTACTCTATCACTGAAGATGGTGTTGCGAATGCAGCCATCGTTGTGAAGGACGTCGCATCTACCATCTCTGTAGAGCACATTGAAGCTGATGTCCATGCAATTGTCGCTAAGGTAAAGGTCGCTCTTAAGGGTACTGAAGAGAAGGTCCTTGCCGAGATTGAAAAGTTGGCTCACAGCGTGGTTGACCACGTAAAGGGAGAAATCTAATGGGTGGCGGGTCGTCAGGTCCTTCAGCGGCAGATATTGCAAGCGAAGACCAAGCAGCAGCAGAAAGAGCGCAGTCTGAAAACAACCTCATGACTGAGCAGCAGAATATCGAGAAGCAGCGTGCCAACCAGGCAGCAGTAGCAGCAGCTGCAACGCAGGCAAATCAGTCAAGCTTGCTCGCTCAACAGCAGCAGCAGCTCATCGCAGGCGTTGCTTCAAATCCGAATAACAACAAGGAAGTTGTAGGTGCAACCCCTCCTCCAGTCACGGGTAACGTACTCACTGCCAGCAAGGCTGCTCCAGCAGTAGCACCAGTTGCTTCTAAGGGTACTGGCTAAGTGTATAAATTTGTCGACCACCAGATGCATGACCGCATCCAGCGCTTGGCTGTAGGGCGTGAAAATTCCATGCGTAAGAGAGGTGCCCGTTGGGCTGCTCCTCGTGATGGCACTGACAGACAGCAGGTTGCTCGACTTCGCACTGAGCAGGTATCTGCAGAAGGTAGCCGCTCAGTAATCGACCAACCACAACCTTTCTGGAAAACGAATTCTAAGAAGAAGGACAAAGCATAATGGGCGCTGATGAAATGACCACCACTCCAGATAATGACGGTTTCATTGGGGACCCTGTCAATACCGACCCACAGTCAAAGAATTCCAAGGGCAAGGAAGTCTGCGCAATCTTCGAGAAGATGAAGCAACTTCGTTATCCGCTAGACAAAGCCTGGGAGCGTGCATATAGATATTCCTTCCCATTCTATGGACAAGGATTCAACTGGCGTCAAGAGACGATGAATACCCTACAGCAGGGCCGCGTCGCTGACGTATGGCAGGACGATATGATGACGACTGAAGGTCCTGATACCTGTCGCTTGCTTGCTTCTGCAATTCTCTCCTCACTCACCCCAACCAACGTCCGCTGGTTTGACCTTGATGTCGCCGGCATGGACTACGATGGCCTGTCCCAGGCCTCAAAGGCATGGCTTGAAGATTCTGCCAACGTCGTCTGTGACGAAATCAACAAGGCAAACTACGACGCAGAGTCGATGGACTTTGCAATTCACTTGGTAGTCGCTGGCATGGGCGGCTTGTTTATCGACTGGCGTGATGACCTCCAGACACCAGGCTTGTTTTTCGAAGCATCACCTATTAGTAACTTGTATTTCCAGGAAGTGCTTGGTAGCGGCTTCATTGATACCGTCTACATGTCCCTCCGTCGCACAGTCATCCGTCTTGTAAATGAATACGGTTATGACAACCTTCCTCGCTTCATGCAGGAAGAGTATGACAAGAATCCTTACTCTGAGAAAGAGCACAACATCATCTGGGTCATTCGCCCACGCCTGAAGAATGGTAAGCAATCTAAGGGTAAGATGAAGCGCAACCTTCCATGGGAATCCCTGGTAGTTGCTAAGGAAGGTGGACACTGCATCTATGAAGGTGGCTACCACGAATTTCCTACAATCGCTCCTCGCTGGGCGAAGATTCCTGGCTCACCATATGCTCGTGGTCCATTCTACACCGCTCTACCAACCATTCTGACGCTGAATGAAGTATGGCGCTTGAAGTTTGACAACGCAGACTTGATTTGTGCAGGTGCCTGGAAGGCAACTGACGACGGCATCCTGAATCCAAGCACCCTTCGAATTGAAGGACGTGTGGTCATTCCAGTTGCTGACATGAATAACCTTGAGAAGCTTGATGTAGGCGGTGACCTTCAGCTCACTGACCGCATCATCGAGATGCTCAACATGGATATCCGTAAGATAATGATGGCTGACCAACTATCACCTTCCGAGAAGACGATTCAAACGGCTGCTGAGGTCCAAGCGCGTGCCAATCAGGTCCGCCAGGTGCTTGGCCCAGTGTTTGCCCGTTTGCAGCGCGAGTTTATCGCTCCTCTTGTTGAGCGTTGCTTTGCGCTGTGTCTACGCAACAAGAAGCTTCCGCCTGTACCAAGCGAGCTTGATAAGCCAAATGTCATGATTAAGACTGGCTTCAAGAGCCCACTTGCACGCGCCCAGAAGTTGAATGAGTTGAATGCAATCGACCAGACGATGACGCGCATCGACAACCTTGCTCAGGCTGACCCTGGCGTGTTGGACAACTTTGACTTTGACAAGATTGCCCGTGAAGTCGCAGACTTGAATGACCTTGACCCAGATTTGATGCTCGATATGAAGGATGTAGAAGGTCTTCGTCTGAAGCGTCAACAGATGCAGGCAGCGCAGGCTCAACAGCAGGCTGCAATGCAAGGGCAGGGTCCTAACGTGCCGCAGAATGCACCAAACCCGTCGCTGCCACAGGCATCCCCACAAACGCCATCATTCTAAGAAATTCTATAAATAGCATTACCTAAAACATTGGAGTCCTTAAATGTCTGACAACCTAAAGCAACGCCTTACTAAGGAAGACTTCTGCTCAATCTTCCAAGACCACTCAATTGGTCTTCTTATCTGGAAGCACCTTCACACCAAGTTTGTTACCAACAAGTCCTTTGACAAGGACCCGTATGTCCATGCATTCAATGCGGGGCAGGCGGAGGTTATTCATTACCTCATTCGCCGCATGACAACTGATGTGGATGCAAGTCGTGTCAATCCACGTGCAGAATGGAATCTTGAAGGAGATAACTCATGAGTGATGCAGTAGTAGCAACTCCAGATTCAGCCATCGTCGCTGCTCCTGAAGCCCCAGTAACTTCCTCAAATTCTATCCCTGAGCGCACTCCAGAGCAGAAGGCTGCTGGGCTTGAGCAGGCCGCAGAGCGTGCTGAAAAGAAAACACTCACCCTTCCTCCAGATGCAGCGAAGCCATCTGGCAAGCCATCAAAACTTCCAGATGCAGAAGGTGAAGACGCTCCTGTTGAAACTCCTACAAAGACCGATGCTCCTGCAGAGGAAACACCTAAGGTCGATGAGAAGAATCCAAACAATGTCCCTCCTAAGTATCTCAACGATGATGGTACTCCTGACTACAAGAAGTTGTCAGATGCATACCAAAACCTTGAGAAGGCACTTAGCAAGAAGGGATTTAGCAATGTTGCTAAACCAGAAGAGCTTGCATACACACCAGGTAAGGACGCCCTGCCTCTTGACCCAGCCAACCTAAAGGCTTTCCAAGAGAAGGCATTTGCTGCTGGCATGACGAAGGAGCAGTTTTCCGCAGTCATGACCGAGTATGAGACCCTCTTCAAGGCAAACGACCCATCACCATTCCGCCTGCCATCTGTTAATGATGCAGCAGCGATGGCGAAGGTAAAGACTACCCTCGAAGGTATCTTCGGCAAGGGAGATGATTACACTGACGGTCTCAACCGTGCACTGAAGACGGTGGAGAATTATCTTCCATCTCAGTTTAAGGTATCAGACCCGGTCTTCAACCACCCTGCAGTAGTATCACTGCTTGCAGCCGTTGGCAAGGAGCTTGGTGAAGACCGAGTAACCGGTCAAGATAAGAGTGGACAATCCACTTCAGGACTTCGTACCCCTGCAGAAATTCGTGCTCTACCAGACTATCGTGGTAATGAAGCGAAGTATGACGCCGAGATGCTTAGATGGTATAAAGCACAACCTGGTGGCAACAAAACCGTTACTTCCAGTCAAACAATCCGTAAATAGGAATTAGGAGTTAAAAATTATGGCAAAGAATGAAAAGGTCGAGGCTGTAGAGCCATTCGTACCAACAGAAGCGGAGATTAAGCGCTCACTCGAGGTCCTCGCTTACTTGAAGAAGAAGCAGGAAGAAGACGAAATCGCTGCTAAGGCAAAGGCTGATGCAGACGTAGATGCAGCATATCACCGTGACTACAACAACATCAAGGCATGGATTAAGAAGGGACACGATAACCCGGGTCGCCTTGCTGCAGAATTGAAGTTGTCAGTAGGTCGTGTAGAAGCAATCCTTCGCAAGATTTCACGTGAGACACAGCTCGAGAAGGAAAAGGAATTTTTGCGCA